CCAGAAACTGAAGAATCTGCCGAGGTTCGATATCAATCGTCTGAGGTTCGTTCTGAAAGGCCAATGGACAAGGTTTGCTACAAGTAGCGTTGCGACAAGTCGCTCTAATCTTAGTAGGAATGGTATAGATTTTGGGCTCGACGCCTACGACGCTCATATTATTGAGCTTCAGCCATGTGTTGAAATGTTCCGAGAACTCACTACGTACCAGAGACACATCTTGAACTTCGACATTCTGTTCCGCCTGTTGCAACTCAACCAGGTCCTGAGCGAATTGCAAGACATCTGAATCATGTGTCTCTTTGAAGTAGTCCGCAAAGTCCTTCACTGGCAACTCTACGACGCGAATACTTCGCGCTATGTTGCGCAGGAGAGAAATGTAAGTCTTTTCATTTCGCTTTCCCACGCTATCTGTGTCCAGCATCAGGACTACGTCCTTATCTTTGAACAGCCAGATTTCCTCTGTAGGAATAGCACTCCCGCCCGTACTTGTCACTGCGTTGAGGCCCTGAGCACGCGCCGCAATGCAATCCTTCTCACCCTCAACAATGAAGATTTCCTGACCGTCAAAGGCTTGATAGGGGTAATAACGTTTCTGGCCAAGCTTCTTGGCATTGATACACTTGATGGCATTCTTCCCAGGTGTACGACGATGTGCCGGCAGATACCATCGAATATTCACCCAGCAACCAGTTCTGGACTTAACCGGAATGCCAATTCGATGGCCGTCAAAGCCAAGTTTCAGCTCGTCGACGATCTCAGGAGTCCAGCCATAGGCGTACATCTCCTCGAGGTCCGTCTTATGTTTTAAGAGTTCCTGATGATACTGTTCAATTTGCTCTTCCGTAGGAAAGGGTAATGTGCCGTTAGCTTCATACTGGGCAACTGCTGCCTTAGCGACCTGCAAGGAGACATCATAATACTTGGCGATGAACTCTTTCTCGGAGCCTCCTACCTGGCATTCACCATGGCAATACCATTCCCCAGTTTCTTCATTTACAGTGAACGACGGGGTCTTCTCGGCATGGAAAGGACAACATGCATAAAGTTGATTATCCGTCTGGCGTTCATAGTGCAAGAATTGGTCATAAATCATATCCTTCGTACCTCTCCCAATTGGTAAGAAGAAGGAGAGGCCCGCTCTCCTCCGCAACTATACGTTGCTCAGTAACAACGAACGGGCCTCTCACCCCGACGTGCTGTTTGAATCAGCAGGCAGGATAAATCTTCTTCACACGGTTGCGCAGCTCGCCGTTATAGGTCTCCTGAACAACCTTGGCCAGAACCTGCTGGCCCACCAGATCGCTAACCTCCAGGTCGACCACGGCAGCGGTGTCGATTCCCAGGGCTTCCAGCAGCTCCTTCAGCTTGAACAGCGCCTGAGCCTGCAGGCTGTAGTTATCCCACAGCTTGCGGCTGCCCTCGACGGCCTCGCCTTCCTGAGTGCTGACGACATCGTAGGTTACGCTGATCATGGGATTGCCGGTGCTGCTCGTCTTTTCCTGGGCCTCAGAGATCTGCAGGAGATAGACACCCTCTTCCAGGGGATCGCGGCTGGGGACGCTACTAAAATCGAGATTCAGTGCCATAAGTATCCTTTCCGGGCTCCTTACTGCCCGTACCGATTAACGCCTCGGGTCGGCTTAAATTTATTACCGTCAATCGACGGTAGGTTGCACACAAGCCGTTGGCTCGAGTGGGAAGTACCTCGAGGTGGGCCGAAGCCCCTTGTGTGCAACCTACTGCCGATAGGCAGCAGCCGGCGTTTAGCCGAAGATTTGTTTAGCAGTCGGGTCAATGTACTCCTTGCCGACACCCATACGAGTTTTGGCGGTCCACTTACCGACAGGTTTTGTGGTGGCACAGAATTTACCGCCGAGGTTCGCGTAGGTCCGAATGACGATGTCAAAGTACGCCGGGATCTCCTGAACCAGCTTACCGTGGATAGCAGGTCCGCCGTAAATCTGGCCACTCAGTTCATCCTTGGTCATGGTCTGTTGCATCAAGAACAGCTGGTTAATGTTTTTGCAATCACGTAATTGCTCGATGGCCAGCTTGTTAAGGTCCGTCATTTGACCCCAATGCTGAATGCCGATGTTCTTCCGGAAATTGAGGCCCGTACCCTTCATCTCGGATTCCTTAGACCGCAGCTCCTGCAACAGATGCCACTGCAGCTCGGACCAAGTATCCCATACGAACCAATCGAAGGGCTTGGTACACACTTCCTGCTTAAAGAGGGCGTTCCACTTCGCCGGATCGTTAGCGCTGATATACTTATATGCCGTATCGAGGTCCTTGAACGCATCGAAGGTACAAATCGTGATATGCTCACGAGCCTTCTGCAGCGTCGGGGCGTACTGGAGGGTCTTTTGACCCTTATCAATTTCCATAATCAGGACCTCACCCATCTCGCCCAGCGTGCCTGCCAAGTGAGTTTTCCCCGTACCTGAATCTCCGTAACAAAGTGCGAAGATAGGGTCGTCCTTAGGAGCTTTCATGTCAATGACTTTCACTTACAGTCCTCCTCTCATTGTTTATATTATATATTATCTTTATTCAAAAATCAAGCGGACTAATACAGAAATTTTTAGTCATTTTTTCAGCTTGCTCTTTTTGAACTGCTTCAGGTAACGATATGTTACCCTACAGCGATGTCCCTCCGGACAATGTAGAGGCGGCCATCTCTCAGTGTTAAGAAGCACGCAGCCTTCAGACTGGTTACGGCTTTGCTAAGAGTACTCTGACAAGAAGCCGGATTCTTATACTCACCTTCGTTATAGGTCACTTCCATGGCCGCGCAACCGGAGTTCATAAACTCCTCGATGACCTTCTGAGCCTTGCGATGCGAATGATGCTTCTCAAGCAGCTTGATCTCCTCGATGTCTACAGGTGTCAGCTTCATGTCTCTGTGCTCCTTTCCGCCTTCTCCTCCAGGTGGTCCGTCTCGCGGACTTTGAACTCCTCCTGGAACTCGTTGATGACCTTGTCCTTGTCAAGGGTGCTATACATGTAGGTCTCGCAGATGGTCTTGTAGTCACACATGCCGCAGCTAAAGTAGCTGGGCGAAGGCCACGCCGGATCGTTAGACTCCACATCCTTATGACAGGCCGCACACGTGCCGAAGAACGCCCACATGAAGTTCTTCAGGTCGTCATCCGGATACTTGCACAGCGTCCGATGATACTGGAACTGCCGGAGAAGCTTCTTCACCTCATTGATATAGATACCACCCAGCGTCACAGGCTCAGGCTCCTCGGGATAGGGAACACCACCGGTACCGGAAACGTTGGTAGCATCAATAGCCTCGCACTTGGCGTGCCAAGCCTCCTGCTTCTTCTTATTATAGTTATCGATGTACTCCAGGAGAGCGTAGGTGTAGACGCGAGGCTGCTCGTCCATCCACATAAAGGAGGAGTCACGGAAGTTCTTACAGGTCTTGTGCTCGAAACCATAGATGGCGTTCTCAACCGGATCGAGGACAATCATATCGATTGAGCCGCACACTTCGACGTCCTCGCAACCGGGAATAATCTCGCCGGTATCCCTATCATGTGGAATGAAGCTAAAATGATGCTCCACATCGAGAACCTTATAGCGTTCCAGGTCATCATACAAGACATTGTCCACGTAACCCGGAACCATGGCCAGCAACGCAGCCTCAGAGTCCGTCGAGATTTCCTTCTTGACGAACTCCATCACCTTCTGCTCAGGCACGCCAAGATACAGCTGTGCCAGAGACTCATGAAAGATGGTCCCGAGAGCGAAATGGCTCGGCGTTACGATGGGTCGGAGATGAAACCGATTCCGACTCGTCAACAGCCACTGTCGCTTACAGCTCTTATACGTTTTGATTTCGCTTACATCAACCTTCATTGTTATTACCTCCATTAGGTTTGAACCAATATGGCATTTCAACTTTCTCGCTATGGTCGGGCTGAGGCATCGTCGGATACATGAACGCGAAAAGTAACATATCCTCCGGAGAAATCTCCAATGCACTACATACCGTGCCAAGAACAGCTAACCGCGAATTACGGTCTGCATGAAACATTTTGCAACGTACCTTAACGCCGTCAGCGTCGAACGTTACATTAAGTTCACCTTCCATATCTTCACCCCCCCCCCCCCGTCAAATTGTAAACAGCTCACCACAATCGTTACACTTAAACGTTCTCCATTGCGGAGCCTGCTCTGTTGTATTGTAGCTATCACAGTAGATGCACTGTACTTCCTCGTGATGAGGATCATACACCATGCTCTCTGGTGTAGGAACGCCATCAAGACACCATTGACAAACTCGATGCCCATCGAAATAGACGAGCTTATTCTGAGGCACCCAACGCCGACATTCCTCGCACCATGTCATCGAGTAATCAGACATCGTGGGATACCCTATAGTCTACCCGGACGACATTGTCGCCACAACGATAGACCTTCACATCCGTACCGATATCAACTCGCTTAGCCTTGCCTTCAAGAATAGTATTGATGGCCTCGCGAATTTTTCTATCGATATCCGGATCTCCGAACAAACACTTCACCTGGTCAGCCATTTTGGTACTCCTTTCATTTGAAATTTTAGCAACACACCCTGCCTTGGAGAAACTGCCCTATCCCATAGGACGGGCAGCTCTCGGAAAGAGGTGATTAGGCCTCGGTGGCCTCGGCAGTGGCATCGCCGGCATCGGACTTGGCGTCGGGATCAACGTACTCGCCGGCCCAGCGCTTCTTGGCGGCATCCTCGACGGTGGAGGGGCCAGCGCCCTTCATGTTCAGCATCGTGTTGGAGATGACCTTCACGGTCTCGGAGGCGAAGGAGCCGTCCTCGTTGATGGGCCGCAGCACGGTGTGGGTCAGAGTCTGCATCACGATCTTGTACACGTTGGCGTCATGCCGCAGACACACGGGCGTATCGGCGTCCATCTCGAAGTTCTTGTACTTACGGGCGGCAACCTGCTTGCCGTCGACCTCGATGGTCTGCTTGATGCTCTGACCACGATTAGCACCACGCCGGCCGTCCTGAGTCTTGAACTCCTCGTCCTTCAGCAGGGCCGCGGCGATGACATCCTCGTAGGTGCCCAGGCCCTTTTCGGCATCCAGCCGGCGGCTGATGAAACGCTGAATGGCATCCCAGTTGTAAACCTTGGCGTCATAGACCTCGCCGGCCTTGGGCTGCTTGGCGACGCTGTACAGGCGCTGCTGAGGGATGTCGAACACGGCCGCGATGGCCTTGAGAGTGGGGGTGCCCAATTTCTCCATTACTTCCTGAAGTTCGTTCATGATTAAATCCTCCTGCTTGTTTTTATGTTGTTAACCAATTACAGGCATCTACACGTTTCCCGTGAAATTCCCCTATTGGTTTTTACAATTATATTATAAAGCATATTTTAAGAAAAATCAAGGGGTTTTTGCAAATTTCTTTAGAAAATTTTCTGCCAAGGAAACCCTAAAAAATCTCACCTGCAGCTTTCATCCGCATATACACTGCAATGACTTGTTCGTCACGCATACGATCCACCTTAGCACACCATTTCTCGCTGTACCGATATTTGGTTTGGTTCTTAAGTGCGTTGCGCATCGCGTTAACGCTCATTATATCACCTCCTTCTACCAAAGAATCCAACCTTATTCTGTGCGGCCCAGAAGTCGATACGATGTCTCAGCTTCTGCTCATCGGTCATCATAATATCTATCAGGCTCGGCTCCGTCTTACTCGGCGTCAGGTATAAACCCTTACCGTATCTGGGCAACTTCTCCGCGCCCTTGACGTCGAGTATGTTGCGACTATCAACGGGGGTCGGGCATCTTAACGCGACTCTGGAATCCAAATTGACCTTGATTGCCCCATCGATAATATCCCGGGTCGGACGTTGAGTTGCGAGGATAAGATGCACTTTCATAGCTCGTCCAAGTTGTGCAATTCGTTGCACCAGAGGCTTGATAACCTTTTTTCCGCCTGGCATCGTGACCAGATCCGCAAACTCGTCAATGATGACATACACATCCGGGCCAAGTTCCTTAGGCCAGTTCCGCAACTCCTTTCTCTGCATAATATGCTTCCGCTTATCGATAATGTCGATTGCATACCGTAATGCACTTGGCACATCATACGTCTCGCATGCATATCTAATTGTATGAGGCAACTTCTTATACATATGAAGCTCGGTACACTTCGGGTCAATGAGGATGAAATTCACCTCGTCAGGACTCTTGAACGTCGCCGTATAAATCAAAGTGTTAATCAGGACCGATTTACCACTGCCAGTCGCCCCCGCAATCAAAAGATGCGGCTGAGCCAGCATGTCCAAACTTAAACCACCAATCATACCAGAGGGTAAACGCCATGTAGCCATTGTCTATGCTCCTTTGTTAGTCCTCATAAGGGTTTGGTAAGCTCCAATCCCAATAGTCTTCGCTTTTCCACTCATTGACGAAATAGTTATGTACTCCGTCACCAGTGAACCACATATAATCACTTGGCAATACTCTGCCTTCATCTGTGCCTCGAGTCCATCTATCAAGGACATCCAACACCAGCTCAATAAACTCTTCCAGAATGGGATTCTCTTCGTTGTACCCGTCGAACTGACTCGGCTTAGAAACCACTTCTTCAATACTTCCCCAGCCATTGTCTACTCGATTAAGTACACACCAGATAACAGCTGCTTGCTCCATCCTGGAACATCCTCTCGCTTCGCCCCACACAGTCTGGGCAAGCATCTCGACTTCCTTCTGACTAGCCACGAACGCGACAAGCGCGGTAGGTTGCGCAGAGCAGTCCGCCTGATCGGGGGCTTGGGGTGTCTCAATGATGCTTTCGGAGGTCTTTGGGACAAGCTGTTCGCCTGTTGTCTGTGAGCCCCGTTGGGAGACAAAACGGACACATACCACTGCGAGGCCAGTCAAGCACAGACACAATACCAGTTTCCGGATCGACTTTCTTCCGGAGGGCCTTCTCCGCCTGCCCATGCCGGATCCGGATCGTCTTCTCGATGTATTCGATGACGGGCGCGTAGTCAAGTTTATGTGGACTATCTTCGTTTCCATATTGTTCACAAATTATCCTTTCCAGTTCCTTATTGTAGAACGGACTCGTCATCTCCTTAATCATCTCTGCGATTGTGAAGTATCTCGGTGTCTCGCTCGTAAGTTCATCATACAGCCATCGGACGGGCTGCGTTGCTGCCTGGTATCTCTGCTGACGGATTTCCTCTGTCGGTGCATCGAGGATCGCGCCACAAAAGAGGTAAGCTCTGTTCAGGACGTCCTGCGGACATCTCTTGGAACACATTCTCGTACAACTGCCACAACAGACCATGTTGCTTCGCGCGCAACCCATCTCACGGAACGGAATCTCCGAGTCAATGAAGAATTGCCGGATGTCCGTGATGTGCCAGCTACCCACTTGCGCCTGGTAAGTGCGCTTCAGATCGAGGAGCCGATCCTCGGGATGTGCTAAGAGGTATTGCGGATTCTTCGGCTCGGTACGCTGAGGGTCATGACAGCAGCATAACCTGTTTGTTTTCCGGGCCGCATATGAATCACTCTTCACAGCCATATTCTCTCGCCTCCCTCATAAACGCGTGTAGGCATTGGTCGTTTTTCAACAACTCGATCGCCTCCGGGATTCTTCCTCTCGCATGGTCCAACGCTATCCTGGCCACGGCCTGCGTTACGTTGCACCGAGTTGAAAGGAACTCTAACAGCTTTGGGTCATAGTTATACCTCATTGGAAATCAGACACTCCTTCATCATAGAGCTGCGAGCCCGTTGCGAGGGCAAAGAACTCAACATTGGTTCCGGGGTCGATGAACGAACAGTGGAAGGTCGCTTCCTCAATCGGGAGCCCTAAATCCTTCCCCGAATGCCGCCGGATGCCCACTCGCTGCTCCGCACATAAAGTTTTCACCATACGGACCCAGGTCTCGAACCCCAGATGCGCCTGCGCTCTACCTCCGTAGAGAACTTCCAGGTTGATTACCTGAATCCATTTCTGACCTTCCTCGGACCTCTGCCAGCATTCGGCAATGTTGCGGAGGTACTGCAACGCCTTGGCAATGTCCTTCCGCGCCTCGTGATGCCTATCGAGATCCAGCGTACCGATATCCGAATCGAAAGCGCCCGCAGGAATGTGATACGTTTTAGGGCCTTCCTTTACCGCTACTGGTGCGGAGGGCGTTTCGACTCCTGCCGGAGTAGGTTGCACAGTGGGGAGGGGGCTTGGGGTTTCGTTAGAGGGGTTCGAAGAGATACTCCGCGTGGTACTTTGGTCGGCGCGCTCAGGAGCAGGCTCCTCAGCATCAGCGGGATCATCAACGGGATCGAAGAGGATGCACGCACCGTTATGGATTGACTCCCAAGGGATCGTGCACTTATCAAAGAACGAACATTTCGCGCATTGAGGTAAGCTATTTTGTGACATTTTGTTGTTACTTCCTTTCTGTTTGGGTATTTTTTCGAATCACATTCTATCAGTTATTAGTATAGAACGGCGGCGCTCTGAGTCTATATTTTGGAAATTCGTTTTTAGGTGAAGAGAATCAACTGATAGAAAGATGATTCATACGTGGAATCTAACCTCCGTGATATCTCTACCTTTTACTCCCTCCTATCTGTCTTAACAATCTATATTCATTGTTTCTCATTTTTTTATTTATTAAAAAAGGAGAAACAAAGAAAATACTATGTATGATACCGATTGAAAGGGCAATTAGGAAAGATATTGAGTAAGGAATCAAGGGAATAACGATAAATCAGTTTTAAGAATTTTTGGAAAGGCTTTCGCCTTCCTTTTTTCTTTTATATAGGCTTGCCTGGCAGCCGTACTCGACTAATAACTGATTGATCGTAGTTACCCTCCTCAATTCAATTTTCAAGGTTCGCAGGCACCTCAGCGGCAAGGCCCTCTGTGCAACCTACGCCATCCGCTGGCGTTAAGAGGTCACGCACCTGGGCGCGCTTTACTAATTGCCCCAAGGCCCCGAGGCTCCGGCTTTCAGGCGGCTTTAGCTCCTT